CTAGCAAGTCAAAATTGCTTGTCATGTTTAGTCGAAGGTGGAGACAGCGTGAGCGAACCCACGCTGTCTTGGTTACTTATCTGCTAAGGCTGGTTATGTACGAAGAGATGGGCTTGGTCAACTCTTGCCGAGGCATATGTATTCCACCGAACCAGTTGTACACGGTTTGACGAGATACACCAAACTTGTTGGCAACCTTTGACGCAGGCACACCCTTGGCTATACAGACACGGCCAAGCGCGACGCCTAACAACCGCCCGTCAGCGCTCTTGTTCGCTGAGACAGTGTATTGGCTGTAACCATGAGGCATGCTTACTCCTCTTTGCTCCACGCAGAGACAACGTCGGCAAGGTTTTTCTTGCCAGTCGGCTCAACTTCAACTTTCTTACTAGGCCGCTTCGTCGGCTCCGGGGTGTCGTCCACAGCAACAGCAACAGCGGTAGGGGGCAGAGCAGCAGGCTGCTTCGTAACGCCATCGGCCTTAGCCGGGGTCATCAGCACCAGCGTCTTGGTCATGTCGTCCTCGGCAACCTTCGTAGTGACTGCATGCTCGGCGCGGTTGATGTGGCGCGTAGCAGTGAACAGCACAGATTGGTTGTCGTTGTGCTCATTGAACGAGATGCGCGTGACCATGAAGTCGATGCTCTTGCCGTTGCTGCTGAGATACTTGGCGTAGTTCTCAAACGTGAACCCGTCATTGACGTTGTCACCGAACAGGGACTTCGATGCAAGGTTCATCTGATACACCTGCCCCTCAAGGCTGGTGCCGAAGTCTTGTTCCAACAGCACCGCAATACGGCGGGTGTAACGGCATGCCTTAGACTGGCCTTGGCCAGAGCCTTTGACGTTCTGCGGGCAATCCTTGCAGCTTGTGGCTTGCGGATTGGCAGACTCGGCATCGGGGGTACGCCCGTTGTTGCTAAAGCAATCAGGTGCAGTAGGTTCTGCATCTGGGCTCCAGCTCTTGGCGTAGAAGATACGCCCAACATCAGGGGATGCGTTGACAATGATTGAGTCAAGATCGCCTTTGATCTTACCCATCTCCTCGCCACTGACCATCAGCTTGAAGGTGCCGTTCTTGGGCACGATCCGTTTGATGCCAGACTTGCCAGCGAGTTGTTTGGTGAGAGCACTGACACCTGCTTTTTGCAGGAAGTCGGGCAGGTCTTGGGTGACAACGAGATTGCTCATTTCTAACTTTCCTTTGAACGTCTAACGACCACGGTGAATTCCCGCTCAACATTGAGCCCAGCGGGGCATACGTCTGGATTCTCTTCAAGAAACTGCTTCATGTGTGTTTGATGCAGCCTCTTCTCAAGCAAGCCGAATGCATGGTGTTCAGCGATGAACCTATGCATTGAATCCCAATCGTTCGTCCAGTACCGTGACTTGACTGAGCGAACAACCGTGCCTGCTTTAGTCTTGATGCTGTCGGCATTGACAGCTTTGCATATCTCAAGCATCTCTTGTTCGATGAGATGCATGTCGTGTTCTATCTGACCGTCTTGCTTCTTGTACTCCTCAAGCAGCCTACCCCGTGCATCGCGCATCTTGATGTAGGTGTCGGTGAGTGTTTCAAGCGGGATGCCGCTGATGGGTGGGGGTTGGACTTCTTCGTCCATGAGTAGCTCCTTTCCTTTGCCGCTTATTTTACGGCTTGTTTTGACTTTGTCAAGTAGTCTCGCTCAACTCTTGTTTGTAAAGTTTGACGAGTTCTTCATGGCTGTACACGTTGTTGCGCAGCAGCGTATAGAGTTTGGCTTCAACTGCACTGCCCATGATATGCACCACGGTCATTGCGTTCTTCTGCCCCGGCCTGTCAATGCGAGCGTTGGCTTGCAGATAGGTCTCCACGCTGGGGACGGGAGCGTACCATACGACAGTGTCGGCTGCGGTCAGGGTTAGCCCGTGTGAAGCAGCCTGCGGTTGGATGATCAGCACTCTAGGGTCTTGCTGTTCTTGGAACCGTTTGACGATGTCTGTTCGTGCGGTGACGGGTACGCTGCCGTTGATGATCTCAGAGCTAATCCCGCACTTGGTCAGGTGGTCGCTGATCTGCTTTATGGTGTGCGTGAACGGCACAAACACGAGCACTTTGTGGCTGGCTTCGTCAATCACTTCTTTGAGTGCTTGTAGCCTGTTACCTGCATCGAAGTCCACAACCTCTTTGGTGTCGGTGTAGACCGACCCGCATGCAATCTGAAGCAACTTGTTGAGCTTGACTGCTGCATTGACTGCGCTAACTTCCTCGCCAGCGGCCTCGATGAGCATATCTTCTTTGAGCTTCTTGTAGTACTTGAGCTGCTGCGAGGTCATCGGGGCTTCACGGTACAAGTACGTGATATCTGGCAAGTCGATGCACTGCCGCTTCTCAAACCGTATAGCTGGTTGCAAGACACGACTCACCACCACCTGCGCGTTTGGTCTAGGCACCCACTTGAACTTGGTCACGGGGTACATCACCATGTCTTTGAACTGCCCGAAGAATGTTGGCACAGCTTGGGGGTTGATCAGCTTGGCCAAACCATACGCATCGGTGGGTGACTGAGCAGCGGGTGTGCCCGTAAGCATCCACAGCCCTTTCACATGACGCATCACATCTCGCAGCGTCTTCCACCGTTCGGTCTGTGCGTTCTTGTATGCTGATGCTTCGTCAACCACAATCAGATCAAAGCCTCCGGCGATGATCTCTGCTTTGCATATCTGCACGCCATCGAAGTTGATGATGACGTACTCGGCATCGCCATTGATGATCTCCTTGCGCTTGTTCGCGCTGCCATACGCTACGGCAACCCTGCGGTGAACTGCGAACTTAAACAGGTCTTGCTGCCACGCCGAGGACATGATGGATAGCGGGCATATGACGAGAACTCGCTTGAGCAGCTTGAGCTTCATCAGGTAGTCGGTTGCCCAGATGACCGAAGCAGTCTTGCCTGTGCCTTGCTCGTTGAAACAGAAAGCTTTGGGTTTTGCCGCTAGGAACGCTGCTGTTTCTTTCTGATGTGCAAACGGTGTGATGCCGGTGGGGCACGGCCAGTCATACTCTGACAAATTCATTTTTTACGCTCTCGCTTGCTGCGCTCGGATACCAACTGATGATTAGAGTTACGCTTGAACGACCGATTGCCAGAAGCAGGCTCGACTTTTACGCCGTGCTTGTTGGAACCGCCTCGGCTTAGTGCCTTGACGTGCGCAAGGTCTTTGCCTTCTCTGGAGTCGGCAGTGCCGTCTCCGTCACTGTCGGCGTTCTTCTGATCGAATTGCTCTCGCGCACGTTGGCGCTCAAGACGGGACCGGCCTTCGTTACGCGCCAGCTGTTGCTGGTACTCTTTCTTGTACGGGCGGGGTTTATTCACGTATGGCATGATGACTCCTATACAGGTCTGAATTTGTTCATGGGGATGTACACACAGTTCTCTACGTCCATCAAATCGTTGCGGTCATACCTGCCACCGCTTCTAATCTCATAGTCGTCTTCGACAACAGTCATGAAGATGCCGTCTACAAACTTCACTACTAGGAAGAATGGTACTCCCAGCATCTTGGCCCTGTGCAACCCGTTGCGCCACTTGTACGCGCTAAGCATGTACGTGTCATACGTAGTGCTCCGGTTGGACCTGATCTTGATCTCTACGACAGCGCCGAGTGTGCCATCGTGGTTGACGAGATAGCCATCAACGTTGTCCTGCGGGGGCGCTTCAGTGAATGAGCAATCTATCTTACTGACCAAGTGCTGTTGCACCAGCCTTTCTCTGGCTCGGTCGGCTTCGGTCTCATAGATTGGGCGTGTGTACATGGTTAGCTCCTGTTGTGCTCACATTGTTTTACCGGGCAGAACTTGCAGAGTGGTCCTTGAATTGGGTTCCACACGCCGTTCTGTTTGGCTTGCTTGAGTCGGTCTATGTCCACCAAAGCCGACTTGATGTACTGGTCCTTGTTCTCTATCTCGTGCTGCTTTCTCACAAACTCATTGCTGACAACGAACAGAAGCGCGGACTTGATCTTCGTGATAGCAGGGAAGTGAGCAAACACAGCCACTGCCATGTAGTCCAACTGCTTGGTGTCGGCGTAACGGGCGCTCTTGCCCGTCTTATAGTCCACCATATGCGCTGTCTTCTTCTCCTCGTCAACAATCAGCAGGTCAATGATCCCGTGCCACCATACGTCAGATGCGCGGAATGCGCAGGGTTGTAGTGACTCTGTGATCCCTAGCTCTAGCTCGCAGTGCTTGTCCCCCGGTATGTCTTTGAGCGCATCCACAATCGGCTCCATGTACGAGTACTTCTTCGGGATGGGCTTGCCATCTCGCACATGATCTTCTGCTGCCTTGTGAACCAGACTGCCATACATAGCAGCCTCGTGCGGGGTGTCTACAACGTCCTTAGCTTCTTTCAAGTGATAGTATTTTTTGGGGCACTGTTGAAACGTTTTCAAGCTGCTGAATGACCAAACAAGACTCATGCAATACTCCTTAGTACGTGCATCAGATGATCGCTCGCTGGCTTGTCTTTGTCAAGCGCTTTGGTTTCGGCGTTGTGATCGCAACCTCTTTGGTGTTAAAGCTGTGCTCGTTGAAACAGATGCGGCGTCTGATGGGGGCACCGTCGATTGATTTGGTTTGTTTGACATCACTTGGGGCTCCGCACAGTGGGCATTTCATTTAATCGCGGGGCAGTCCCGACCTTGGTTGCAGTTGTTGTTGCACGGTGGACATGTCGCTGCTGCTACCGCGAGTTTATTGAGTTCCTCTGCGGCGCGTTGTATCGTGTAGTCGAACGTCCATCGGTGTTTGGGGTCGAG